ATTGAAATTAGTGCTATCAGTAACGACACTGGTTTAGGTGATAACGAAATTGGTGGTGCAAGTGATACACGACTAGCAACTCAAAAGGCTATTCGTAGTTTCATTAACAACAGATTAGGTAACGTACTTGACAAGAACGTTTCTACTAACGCAGTTGCTGGTGCTCTTGTTCAGTTGAATAGTGCAGGTCAAATTAACGTTGACTTGATTCCTCCACTACGTGGCGTTACAACTTATTCAACAACTGAGTTTGGTGGACGTTTATTACTAAGCGAAAAGATTCCTACAGTTGAAGTATTCAACGGTGATAACGCCAGCGAAACTTATCAACAACAAACTCTAACACTAACTGGCGGTACACTAACCGCAGTTGTTGGAGATTTGATTACACAAAACGGAACAACTGGTAGTGGTTATGTTAAAGAAGCAGTCACTAGTGGAACAACTGTAACACTATATGGTGTAACAGGTACATTCACTGAAGACAATGCCGCACAAACTATTCGTAAGAATGGTACAACAGTAACAGGTGTTTATCCAAGTGGATTGACTGCCGTTGCCGAAATTGTTGACAACTACTTCTTGAACAACGACACAAGCAGTCAGTTCTTAATTCTAGATGGCCCAGGCTATGACTTTACAGTTGGTAATACAATTACCAGCGCAATTGGTCTTGCTCAAGGTGAAATTACAGAATATCGTGAAGGTGTTCTATATGGACTAAACTTGAATTCATTGCTTGGAGGTAGTAACTATACTCCAGCAAGCGGTAGTCAAACATATCTAAATGTTTCTCTAACTAATGTCAGTGGCAGTGGTACAGGTGCAAAAGCAGATATCACTGTTACTAACGGTGCAGTCACAGACGTTACTATCCGTAGCGGCGGTAGCGGATATGCATCAGGCAACGTACTAAGTGCTAGTGCAAGTAACATTGGCGGCACAGGCAGTGGATTTCAAATTACTGCTAACCGTGCAGATACAAGATTATATGTTGACCTAGTTGGAAGTAAGACTAAATTCAACGCCACTAGCGCAGTCAACGATTACTTTGAAGATAACAATGCACCAGTAGTATCAATTGCTAATCTTGCTACATTTGCAACATTTAGTTTTAGTGGAAACACAGATATTAATACCGGTACTGGTAATATTATCCTAACAAGCCACGGTTTAACTAACGGTGACATTTTACAGTATAGTAACCAAGGCAACACAAGCATCGGTGGGTTGACCAACAACCGTGCATATTTTGTCAAAGTTATTAACTCAAATGCAATTCAACTTTATACTAACTACGCATTAGGTGCGGCAGATCAAGTATTGTTGACATCAACTTCTACAGGAACTCATACACTAACACGTAACACTGTAAGTATTGGTTCAACAAGTCTAAGTTTCCTATACAAAGCCGCACACGGGTTCAACACAGGTGATGCTGTTTACATTGAAGGCGCAGACTTGCCAGCAGGTTTAATTGCTGATTCTTACTACTATATTGGTAGTGTAAGTACAAATACATTTACAGTTCATACAAGTAGAACAAACGCACTAGCAAGTGTGGGCGGCACTACAACTGGTAAAATTACATTCACTGATGTAGGAAGCGGAAGTGTTACATTTACAATTCAAAACGTTGCATTTACAGGTACTGTAAACGACAGTAGTAAACTAGCCGGTAACTGGGGCACTGTAAGCGTAAGCAGTTTAGATGCAAGTAACATTGTATCTGGTGTATTTGCTACAAGCCGTCTAGCAGGCACAGGAACTGCTAACACACAAACATTCTTGCGTGGTGACAGTTCATGGAGTTTTGCTGTACAAGGTATTCGTAAGAATGCTGGAAGTTCTATCAGTCTAAGCGGCGATAGTTACAGTGACGGCGGAGACACAGTTTACTACAACCAACCAATTCTTGACGTTGACAAAGTTGACGGGGATGGCGGTACTCCTAACTTTACAAACGTAGGTGTTGCGGCATTTGACAAGAGTCAATTTGCAGTCGGTAAGCCAACTAACATTCCAGCAGACACTGGTAACGTAAGTATTAAACCTGGTGTTATTGATGCTGGTTTCCTAGGCGGACAACCAGGAACATACTACACTAACCCAGATAACTTGAGCAAGGCTGTGCCGATTCTAAAAGGCGGTACAGGTCTAACAACTTATCTAGAAGGCGACATGCTTTATGCAGGTGCCGGCGGTTCTCTAACACAGTTACCAATTGGTGGTATCAGTAGTGTGTTAAGTTCCAACGGTGTTATTCCAAGTTGGACAAGTAACTTAACACTAGCCGGTGGTGTAACTGCTGGTAATGGTGTATTCAACAGTGATGTAAACAGCACAAATAGTACTAGTGGTTCTCTACAAGTTCAAGGTGGTGCAGGTATTACACGTAACTTGTTTGTTGGTGGTAACTTATCCGTTAGTGGTTCTATTAACTTCAACAGTTCGTTGAGTATTACTGGTGACGATGCTGTTATTACACTAAGTCCAGGCGGAGCAGGTACTGTGAGTATTCAACCTGCTGGCGTAACAACAATTGGTACATTGGGTGTACAAACAACATTAGTTGGTAACCTAAGTGCTATACAGAACCAGCAGACTATTAACTTTAGCCCAACTGGTACAAACAGTGCTATTACATTGAATAGTGCTGGTACATTAACTCTCGGTGCAGCCGCTGCCGGTGGTATCAGTGTTACTACAAACATCACCAGCGCAGGCGATATCGCAGTCAACGGCGGTGATATCACAACAACTGCAACAACATTTAACCTAGTTAATGATACTGCTACAACAGTTAACTTTGCTGGTGCTGGTACTGCAATTACAATTGGTGCAAACGGTACTGGTACTACTACAGTTAGAAATAACCTAACAGTTAGTGGCGACTTAACAGTTAGTGGTACTAACACTACTATCAATGCAACCGCAGTAACAATTAGAGATAATGCAATTCAATTAGCCAACGTGGCTACACCAACTAACGCAGTTGCCGATGGTGGTGGTATTATCCTAAGAGGTACTACTGACAAGACTATCTTATGGGATGTAACTAATACTAACTGGACACTAAGTGAACACGTTAATATTCCAACAGGTAAAACCTTTAAGATTAATAACACTAACGTATTAACTAGTACAGGTTTAGGTAGTGGTGTTATTAGTTCTAGTTTGACCAGTGTTGGTACATTGACTAACGGTACATGGAACGCAAACGTAATTGCTGGTCAGTACGGTGGTACTGGTGTTGCTAACACAGGTAAGACAATTACCCTAGGTGGTAACTTAACTACTTCTGGTAGTTTTAACATTACTCTGACAGCAACTAACGTTTCTAGCGTTACATTACCAACAAGTGGTACACTAATTGGTACAAACGATACAGGTACTGTTTCTAACAACATGTTGGCTGGAAGTATTCCAAACAACAAGTTGGCAAATAGCAGTATTACTCTAAACGGTACACTGGTGAACCTAGGCGATTCTGTAACAGTTACAGCCAACTTGGCCAACAACTTAACAGTTGGTACCGGTTTACAGTATGATAGCGGCACAACATTCAACGGTGGTGCGGCACGTACAATCAGTATTACTAGCGCAGTTGCTACACTAACCGGCACTCAGACATTTACTAACAAGACATTTACCGATAGTTCTACATTGTTCCAAGACGATGTAGACAATACTAAGAAAATGGCATTTGATGTTAGTGCTGTAAGTGCTAATACAACACGTACATTGTCGGTGCCAAACGTAAGTGGTACAATCGTTACTACAGGTGATACTGGTAGCGTAACAAACACAATGTTGGCTGGCAGTATTGCTAACGCTAAGTTGACTAACAGCACAATTAGTGGTGTTAGCCTAGGCAGCAACTTGTTTAGTTTAACAGCAGGTTCATTCTTAACATGGAGTGTTGGTACTACCTATAACGGCAGCGCCGCAAGTACACTGGCAGTTAACGCAACTAACGCTAACACAGGTAGTACAGTTGTTGCACGTGATGCATCAGGTAACTTTAGTGCAGGCACAATTACTGCTTCATTAAGTGGTCTAGCAAGTGCCGCAACTAACATCCGTGTAAGTGCTACAGACTATGCAGGTAATACTGCAAGTAGTGCCAACACAGTTGCTCTACGTGATGGTTCAAGCGACATTTATGCTAACTTGTTCCGTGGTACAGCAACAACAGCACGTTACGCTGACTTGGCAGAAAACTACCTAGGTGATGTCAAGTACGAAGCAGGCACTGTTGTTATGTTTGGCGGAGATGCTGAAGTAACATTAGCCTCAGACGGAACACGTCAAGTAGCAGGTGTTGTTTCTACAAATCCAGCACACTTAATGAACGACGGACTAAAAGGCGAAACTGTAGTTGCTCTAGCACTACAAGGTCGTGTACCATGTAAGGTAACTGGTAAGATCCGCAAGGGTGATATGCTAGTTGCCGCAGGTAACGGACACGCTCGTGCAGAAGAAGATCCACGTTTAGGCCAAGTAATTGGTAAAGCATTGGAAGACTTCGATGGCGAAAGCGGAGTTATTGAAGTAGTGGTAGGACGTATGTAAAACAAAAATGCCCCGAAAGGGGCATTTTTATATCAAGTCAACAATATCAAATACTGTTTGCAATTTGGTTCTTATAGTCTTGTTTGAAAAACTCGACCTAAGTCCTTGATGCAGTGGTTTAGGTGCACCGTCTATGGTACACCAAGTCCAGCCTTGATGTTCTGTGCTGAGAATAGGAATAAATTCTTCTTCGATAACACAAAGGTAAGTGTGAAAATTAAACACACTATCATTACTAACAAAGGTTTCTAAAGGAATAGTTTTTATGATAGATGGAGAACTGCCAATTTCTTCAATGATTTCTCTTTGAAGCCCTTGCCACGCAGTTTCACCTTCGATGTTTGTACCGCCAACAAGCCCCCAGGTGCCTTGATGTTTACCTGTGGCTTTTTGCAGTAGTAGGATACGTTTTGTTGACTTGGCGTAGAACAATGCGCCTGAACAAACAATCTGATCTTTCATGAAAGTACTTATTTAAAGTACAATCTTCCAAGATCCTTTCTGATACTCGCCTTCAAATGCTCGAGTCCACTCTCCGTCTTCGTACTTGTATTGCACACCAGTTCTTAGATTAGTGATGTAAACAATTTGTTCTATACTTAAGGCTTCTAATACTATTTCCCAAGCAGTTCCAGTCCACTCAATGATATCATTAGCCTTGGCACTAAAGTTGCCCCAGGCGTCTGTTGTGGTGTCAATGTCGTTTAAGATTAAGTAACGAGGGTTTCCGGTAACTATTCCAGGATTAAAAGTTTCTGGGTTTATAATGGCATCAACGTTTCCTCTAGTGATACCTGTTGTGTCTCCTATGATTGGGGTATTAGTGTTATAGGTATCTTGGTCAAAGTTGATTACTAGTTTAGTTTCGTCTGCTGGATTTATTGCCAGTGTTCCTACTATAAAGTTTCCGTTAGTTTGTTCTAAGAAAATTTGACTGCTACCAGCACGGAATTTGCCAGCATACTGATCCAGCAAAATTCTCCAGTTTAAATCTTGACCAGTTTTCTGCCATGCTTCTGCCGCATCGTCGCTGAGTGCTATAACAGCAGTTTTTGGATCTAATAATTCTGCATTATATTGACCTGTATCTTTGTTGTAATGAACAAAAATATCAAAGCCGCCAATATTAATTTTTTCTGTAATATCTAAGTTATATGTTTGATCGTGTATGTTCATGATAATGTCATGAATAACACCTAGTCGTTTGACTTTAGTTGGAGGGCTGATATAGATAGGAGTTTCAAATGTTATACTAGCAACGTCAATTTCACTGTCAACACCTGCAGGAATGGTCCTACCAGTGAAAGAAATATTAGTAATTTCTAAAACACTGATACTAGTCCAGTCTACAAAGTTATCTGTGGTCTGCAATTCTAAACTAGGATTGAACAACATTAAAATCTGCTCCATAATTTGTAATTTCATGTCAGTGTTTGTTGCCCAGATATCTGCCTTAACCTGTAGTTTATAAGGTGTAGGCATTAATCGTTCTACAGTATATCCATTGCCTTGTGTATTTGAATATCCTACAAAATCGCCTGCGGTATCGTAGAGTTTTTCTCGTTCTCTAATGTGTACTTTACTAACGTGAGTAGCATCTGCTAGGCGTGTTCTATCTAACTGTAGGTCTGTGATATAAACAGCAATCCTTGGAGCACTAGATACTTTGTTCTCACTGTTATCTTTAATAATACTTGCAACTTGTCTAGTTAAGTCTCCGTACATTACAGGCACAGTGGTTTGCTTACCATCTAGGCTTTGATATTTAAAACCACTAAGCATACGGACAATCTGTCCTACATAGCGTCTTATTTGTCCGTCATAAAACCATTGCATAATTATTCGTCCGCTGTGGGTTTGAGTTTGCGCAGAGCCTTGCTAAGACTTTGACGTTGTTCAACAACTTGATCATATACAGTCCAACGTATTACAGTACTTGCTAAAATTGGATGATTAACAGTAAATGCTAAAAAGCCGTTTGATTCTGATAGTGTAATATCTATAGCACGACTTTCTTCATCTAACCATACCTCAACAACCATGTTAGGTTGTTTAACAATATTTGTTAATATATAGAAAGAGTCTGTGCTCATATAGAAGTTTACAGTACTTTCTCCTGTGGTAAAATCTGGATTTTTATCAAGATCGACCATTATAGTATCGCCGCCAACTTTACTAATGCCACTTAATTTATCGTTATTGATAAATGATGTTTTTAGTGTTTGACGATCATCTGTGTTACTTAGTGTCATGCGTACATTATCTTCTTGCTTGACCCATTTAATACCGTTCCATCTAAACAATCTATTGGGCAAATAGTCTGTACGTAAAAATGTGTCACCGTCTACAGGGCTTCTTGGGAATTGAATACCAAACCCAAACTGGCCAGAATCTAAATTAGGAGGTATACCATCCCCAACTAAGTATCCTTGATACCCGTCTCTTACAGGAGTTAAACTGCTTTGATTAACATTTAATAAACTAGCAACATTAGCATCAGCATCAGCAGTTACTAAAGCGGGTTTACCTTGATCGTTAACAGAAAGTGTAAAGAAATGCGCAGTGTCAAAGCCGCTTAAGCCAGCGTCTGCTTCTGCTTCTGCAACAATAGCATTGCCAAGTTGCATTTCTTTTTCGTAGGTACTTAAAATATCTTTTAGTGTATTGTCTTGGTACAATGCCCAAGCACTAGCGTTAGGTGGCTCTAATGTAGTTCCTTCTGCACCAACTTCTGGTTTTACTACATAGAGTGTGCCGTTGTGTCTTACAACTTCTCCAGGATAATATGTTCTAATTGAATCATAGTCTCCAGCAAAATTTTCTTCGTTTTCTGGACGATTAAGAATATCTTTAAACTCTTGACTATCAACTATAGGTTTTAGTTTTAATCTATATAAGTGCGGATACCAAGTTGCTGAATAACCTTCTGCGGCTCGAGTGATTTCATCTACTACGTAATATCTTTTAAGAGCAGTCTTAAAATCATTTAGAGCAAAGTCGTCTTTCATGTTAGGCAATTCTACAACATCGCCACTCATGATTTTACGACCAACAATGTCGACACTATTGTTGATATGCACAGTTAAAAATACTGTGTCATTTTGTAAAAATAAACCAAATTGGCTTAGATTAAAATCTGTATCTTGTACGTTATAGACACCACGCAAAGTATAAACATCCGTGTCATACTTTCTATCACGATTTTCTAAAAAGATTACATCTTGAATAGTAGTTTCGCCCATGGCTTTGTTAGGGTCACTGGGATCAGCAGGACCTATATATTTGTGCAGATGTACATCTACACCGCCTACTTGAAACATTTCGTAGACAGTGCGGTCAATAAACTTGTAATCTGCGCCTTTTTGTGGGCGGTAAAGTGATAAGCGTGGCATAGTATTATATTTAGCCCACGATAAATACTATTAAATTAGCCCGGGAACGAAAAAAATATGGCACAACAAAAGATTAATATCGGCACGGGGGTAAACACCAAAGATGGTGATATTATCCGTGATGCGTTTGACAAAGTAAATGATAACTTTGACGAACTTTACGTTAGATTAACAGATAGTGGTCTAGCAGGACCACAAGGACCGCAGGGCGAACAAGGACCCGCAGGGCCACAAGGGCCACAAGGTTTAACTGGTCCTAAAGGCGATACTGGAAACACCGGACCTGCAGGTCCCGCAGGAGCCACAGGTTTACAAGGACCGCAAGGATTACAAGGTGTTAAGGGCGATAAAGGTGATAAAGGCGACACTGGTGACCAAGGACCTACTGGACCACAAGGTGCTGCCGGAACACCTGGAGCAACAGGACCACAAGGTGCTACTGGACCACAAGGTGCTACTGGACCACAAGGTGCCACCGGACCTGCAGGACCACAGGGTTCTACAGGCGCTACAGGCGCCAAAGGTGATACTGGAGCACAAGGTGTTTCAGTAACACTACAAGGTACAAAAGCAACAATAGCAGACTTACCAGCCGCACCACTAGATCCGCAAGATTTTGCTGGACACGGTTGGATTGTTACTACAGGCGATGGCAACACACATTTAGATGGTAGTCTATGGTTTTGGAACTTAACTGACGGTGCATGGAATGATGTTGGACCTATTGTTGGGCCACAAGGTGACCCAGGTCCACAAGGTGACCCAGGTCCTACAGGTGCTACAGGACCACAAGGCGATTCAGGACCAGCAGGCGCTGACGGTGCCGCAGGCGCCACAGGACCTGAAGGACCTACAGGTGCCACAGGAGCAAAAGGCGACAAAGGAGATCCAGGCGATCCGGGCCCAGCCGGAGCAGATGGTGCAGATGCGCTATGGAATTGGCAGGGTGATTATAATGACGGTCCGCAATATCAAGAAGGCGATATTGTTGCATACCAAGGATCAACTTATCGTAGAAATGGATTTGGCAATAGTGTAGTAGGAATTCATCCAACTAATGTAACTTATTGGAGTGTAGTAGCAGAGCGTGGCGCAGATGGAGCACCTGGAGCAGATGGTGCAGATGGTACAAACGGCACACCTCTTACTGTTATTACTACTGACGATATTGAATTATCAAATATTTCTACATTGGCATTTACTGGTGCAGGAGTTACTACAAGTTCAGTAGGTAATGCTGTTACTATTGATATACCAGGCGGAGGCAATGCCAATACTGGTAACATATCATTCGACACAGGCGGTACGGCAGCAGGCATTTACAACAACCAAGGTGGTGGAATTTTTATCAGCAACTTCAGTTACTTGACTGCTGAAGCAGAAACAGCCTGGATAGAAATTCCAGCAGGCAACGGCACTAATGCGTTACGAATTGTTCAAGAACAAGGTAATATTGTATTAGGAGCAACTGATAAGGCTTGGATGTTTGACACCAGTGGTGATTTAACTGTTCCCGGTGATATTAAAAAAGGTGACACTAGTCTTAGCCTAAACGCTAGTAACATTGGATCCATTGATCTAAAAACTACAAAGCCAAGTTTAACACAGGTTGCCGCTAACGAAAACATTGATAATAATAATATTATCTGGGTCTCTAAAGCGACCTATCCTAACTTCCTTGCCAATGTAACTATTGATTGGCAACTACTATGGGGCGGACAACGTTATAATATTGCCAGCATTGTAGACGAATCGCCGATACCAGGTTTTATTGCCGTTACCATGGCTGACAATTCGCTGTCAATCGGCTACAGAACATTGGTAGAATTCCGTAGTCCTATAGTTTTGAATACTTGGGGATTTGCCAACGATGGTATCTTAACGCTGCCATACAACAACTATTTAGAAACTACTGACATTAACTTAAAAGTCGGTTCAGGCGGTGCCGTTACTATTCGTAGCAATGCCGCAGATAGTTTAACTACAAAAGCGTGGCAGTTTGGCACAGATGGTGCGTTAACAGTTCCTGGAACCATTGTATCTAACAATGGGTTTATTGTAATGTCAGAGGTCGGCGCAACAAGTTCGGGTGTATATCTTGACGGTGATGCAACTGCCTCTGGAAATGCAATATTGTTTGCTACCAAGGATGCTATTGTCCGTACTAATAACAACGGAACTCTTAAAGATTGGACATTTGGTGCAGATGGAAACATGTCCACTCCAGGCAGTATTCTTCCTAATGCTGACAATGTTTACGATCTAGGTAGTCCTAGTCTACGTTTCCGTCACGTTTATGTTGGTCCAGGGTCTGTAACTATTGGTGGTAGTGTTATTACGGAATCTACAACAGGTAAACTAGTTCTACCAGGTGTTACTCGTGCTACTACATTGTTTGCCGATGAAGTAGAAGATGTAGCAGATCAAACACGCACCTGGAGTGCTGGCCCATACTTGCTAGACGCATATCAGTTTGCGTTCTCTCAGGGTCTTGTAAACCCACCAAACACGTATGTGCCTGCGGACTACACTATTGACGCTATCAACGGTGATGGTTACATTGACGGCATTACCATTGATCCCCCAGGAGTATGGACGCAGGACGTTGCTGACTACAACCGTGCTAATAGAATGTATGCTTATATAGGCACAAACATCCAAGAACCATTTAATCCTAGTAACTGGGTTACTATTCCGTTTGTAGTTCGTGCCAAGGCTAACGATGTTGAATATGAATTTAACACAGGCGGCGGCGGTGCTGACTTAGGCGATTTTACCATCGACGGTAGCACACTTGAAGCAGAACAGATGACTGTCAAGACCAACGATGGTGATATTACTATCGAGTCCGACAGTGATGTATTCATTAAAACATCTAGTGGCAACAAATACTGGTCATTTGCCAATGACGGTAATTTAACACTACCAGAAGGCGGTGATATTCTCAACAGCAATGGTTCAAGTGTATTAGGTGGCGGTGGCAATACTGGCGATGTATTATTTGATGGTCCTACTTTATCTGTCAAAGACGGTGATGGATATCGCCAAGGCTTCCTAAACTTACAAAATGAAGGCGACGAAGTTGTTTTAGGTTCTGATACTGCGGCACCGATAAAAATTGGTGTTTATAATGCTCAAGGTGGAAATAAGGTCTGGACATTTGGCGCAGATGGTAATTTAACATTACCAACCAGTGGTCAATTAAGAGTACCAACTTATGGTTACCTTGGTGTGCTTGATGACACGTTTTCTATTGTTGACAACAGCGATGGTGCTGTGGTTATTGCCTCAGCCAGTGACAGTCATCGTTGGACATTTGAAACAGGTGGCGATTTAAGATTGCCAGCAGGCGGTGACATCGTTGACAGCAATGGCAATTCAGTATTAGGCGGCTCCGGTGGAAATAGTGACAGATTAGTAAACGGCAATAAAGAAGTTGTATTAGATGATGAAGGCGATTTATACTTGCCAACTGGCGGAGCATTGTGGTTTAGTTACGGTTACATTGATCAAGATACTGACAGAGACAACGATGCCCTGCGTATCAGCGGCGGCAACGGTGTAACAATCAAAGCAGACGAAGATGGTAAAACTTGGCGTTTTAACAACGACGGTAGCATTACATTCCCAGATGCTACAGTTCAAACAACAGCCTACACTGGACAAGCAGATGGAAGTTCTACAGTAGCCCGTCAAGACACAGCACCTAATGCTGGCAACGGCACATTATGGTTCAACACCATAGAAGGTAGACTATACATCAAGTATAACAATCAGTGGGTAGATGCGGCTCCGTTGATGATGCCTGTGCCAGACACTGACATTGATGTTAACTCAATCACATTCGCAGATGCTACGGTATTAACTTCAGCATACACTAACAAGTTGGTTAATGGTGTTCACGAAGTCGCACTGGCCAGCAATGGTGTTTTACGATTAGCCGATGACCTTATTCTACCTCGTGGCAGTAGATGGATCAAAGACTGTGAAGGCAGTGGCGGCACAACCAGTATGCGTTGGTATAACGTTCCCTCTGACACCCAAGAAGTAGAATTATTCCGCGTCTACACAGGCGGCGAGGGAAATCTAAACAACACAGAACGAGCAAAGATCAGTTTTGAGTGGCAAGACGCTGAAACCAGTGGTTTATCTATTACAGCATTTGATCGCACCGAAGGGGAAAATACATACAAGTGGAGTTTCCTTGGCGACGGTAGTTTGAAGTTCCCAGCAACGTCTGACTATAGAATTAGAGAAGGCGAACCTGGACTGGTCGTAACTAGTGAATTAGGCGTTGCTATTACCACTGATTCAGGTGGAAGTGCGAAAAATTGGATATTTACTCCCAACGGTACTCTAATGCTGCCGGGCACAGTAATTAACAGCACCGTGGCAAAAACAGGTGGACCTTTAGAAACACCTACAGCCATAGACCTAACTAAATCAGTGAACAAACTCGCAGATGGTGAGTACACATTGGCTGACGGCGTTGAAGGACAGATCATGTATTTGGTTAGACAGACAGGATCGGCAAAAAATAATATCAGGGTAAATGTTGCCAATGCTCGTATTGACGGTGCATTATATACAACCATTGACTACTATCCTTTTGAAAATATACCTGATGTGAACATGAGTACCTTGATCTACACAGACGGTGCTTGGCAAGCAAGTAACGGCGGGTGGGATTAACCGATAAATATCAATAGGACACTTAAATGGCAATAACATTTCCAACATCGCCCACAGTAGGGCAAGAATACGTAGCAGATAACTCTGCCACTTATCAATGGACAGGTAGCCGCTGGAGCACACAGGTTCCTTGGCTAGCAGGACGATCACAATATGTAGCAGACGGCGGGGTTGCCGATCAAACCTACAACGACAATTTAGACAACACCCTTGGTGGAGGCGGAGCATAATATGACAACAAGAATTAAATTACGTAGA